GGAGAAGAAATAAGGAGAGGGAGAAGGACGCCACCCCCGTCTTTTATGCACGCAGTCGAAATGAAAAGGGTAAAAGTCGGGCAGTGTTCCCGAATAAAATGATAAAATATAGGCACTATGCCAGGAAGAAAACCAAAGCCAACAGCGATGCTGAAGGCAGCAGATACTTATAGAAAAGACCGTCACGAAGAGCGCCTTGAAGTGCAAGGCCGTCCAGTGCTCCCAACCTACCAAAGTGCAGAAGAGACTTTTGACTGGTTGGTTAAGCACCTTGATGATCTTGGCGTTGTTGCAGAACTTGATGCCATCGCATTGCAAATGATAAGCGATGCGTGGGAGGACTATTGCGCAAGCCGAGCAGTGATAAAAAGATTAGGCCCAACCTATGCGACCACCACAGCACAAGGTGATGAGATGCATAGACCACGGCCCGAGCTTGCAATGATGAATGGTGCGTGGGATAGAATAAAAAAGATGCTCCCCGAGTTTGGACTCACCGCAGCGGCAAGAGCCAAGTTGAGCACACCCGAGAAGATTGATAGTTTAGAAGATTTATTAGGAGAGTAACAAAAAACACAAAATGGAAATAAATACAATACACAACAGCGACTGGATGAACAACGGACTACCTGACCAATCCGTTGACTTAATAATTGCAGACCCACCATACTTTGAGATTCTTGGGGACTTTGACTTTATATGGGACTCCTTTGATGACTACCTTAAAGATGTAGAAAAGTGGGCAATTGAATGCAAGAGGGTGCTGAAAGATAACGGTACCTTATTTTGGTATGGTGATGACAAGCGCATCGCCTATGCTCAAATCATATTCGATAAGCATTTCAATCTACTCAACAACTTGGTATGGCACAAAGGCGAGAACTTTATGGGGTTGAACAAAAGTGATGGGCTGCGTTCTTTTGCACCTTGTACTGAGCGCATCTTGATGTACGATAAGGGTGAGGACAAAAGTGGATTGTATATGATATTCGCAAACCCCGAACTCTTTATGCCTATCAAGAAGTATTTTGATGATGAGCACGACAAGACTGGCCTAACGCTAAAGCAAATGTGTGATGCTTATGGCTCAACTTGCAGTCACTTCTTTGGGTACTCAAAAAGAAACAAGGAGCAGTTTCACTTTCCAATTGAAAAGAGATACGAAGCTCTTCAAACCACTGGATATTTTCAAAGGCCATATAAAGAATTGAGAGAAGAGTTCGAGGATTTAAGGTCAGAGTATGAAGGAATAAAAGAAGGGTATAATGATATGAGGCGCCCATTCAGCAACTTCCTTGATCTTAATGAGGTGATGAGGTTTAACAATGAATCCTCTCTTCATACTGAATACAAACACCCAACAAGAAAGCCAACAAAACTAACCCGCGCTTTAATGTTGACTTGTTCCAAGGCGGATGCTTTGGTTTTGGTTCCATTTGCTGGTAGTGGAACGGAGTGCGCAATGGCGCAAAAAGAGAATCGCAACTTTATAGGTTTTGAGATAGACGAGAAATATCACGAGGTTGCAATGAATAGATTAAAGCACCAGCAAGAGAAGAGCAAACAGCAAAGCCTTTTTTAATATGTACGACAGCAACAAAGCAGATAAGGTCATCAGATTTATAGAGCGTGTGTGTACACACGTTAAAGGTGACCTCGCAGCAAAGCCATTCATATTAGAGGAGTGGCAGATAGAATACATCCGCCAACTCTTTGGTACGGTAAACCAAGACGGTACTCGGCAGTACCGCACCTCGTTTGTGTTCATCCCGCGTAAGAATGGAAAGAGTAACCTACTCGCTGCTATTGGTTTGGCTTTACTATTCGTAGAGAAAGAGCCAGGAGCGGAGATATATGTATGCGCCTCATCACGCGACCAAGCAAATGCTATCTATGACGTATGTAAGCAAATGGTTCGGAATCAACCTGTACTGGAGCGCGCTTGTAAGGTGTACCGCAACTCAATTGTGCTTAACGGCACCAACTCATTCCTTAAAGCTGTCGCTGCGGATGCTGGTGTTTTGCACGGGAGCAATGCGAGTGCGGTATTGTATGATGAGGTGCATACCGCTAAGAATCGTGAGCTTTGGGATGTAATGGCTACCTCTATGGGTGCACGTTCCCAGCCGCTTATGTTCGGCATCTCTACTGCGGGCCTCTTCGATCCTAACAGCGTTTGCTATGAGCTTTATGATTATGGGAAGAAGGTGCGCAGCGGAATCATTGAGGACAGCACTTTCTTGCCACTTATATATGAGGCCTCTCTTGATGATGACATCCATAGTGAGGAGACGTGGCGCAAGGCAAACCCTAACTTTGATGTGAGTATCAAGCCCGAGTATTTCAGAAAGATGAGCCAAGAGGCAAAGAGCCTACCGTCCAGTGAGATTGCATTTAGGCAGTTGCACCTAAACCAATGGGTGAATAGTTTAAGTGGCTGGATATCCGATGATGAGTGGATGAAGAGCGCGGGCAGTGTACACTTAGAAGAGTTAAAAGGGAGGCCTTGTTATGGCGGTTTAGATTTAGCAGCCGTTGAGGATGTCACTGCTTTTGTTTTGGTATTCCCTTGGGATGATGGCAGTATTAAGGTGTTGCCTTATCTATTTGTAAGTGAGGCCGCCGTGGAGCGCAGAAGGGTGCAAACGGGTGGATCGTACGACAGCTTTGTATCTAAAGGTGAGCTTATTGTTACCGATGGCAACAGCACTGACTATGGCGTTATCAAGCAGAAGATATTGGAGGCCGCTGATGTGTTTGATGTGCAGAGCATCGCTTTTGATAGGTGGAACTCCAACTCTTTGGTACAGCAGCTCGTAGATGAGGGTGTTGATATGGACCCGTTCGGTCAAGGGTTTGTATCTATGAGTGGCCCAATCAAGAATGCTGAGGTATTGATTAAGAAGGCAGCATTGCACCACGGCGGTCACTCTATGCTTAGATGGATGGTAGGGAATGTTGTGGTGAAGAAAGATGATGCTGAGAACGTGAAGTTCTCTAAAGCAAAAGCTGGCGATAAGATTGATGGCGTTGTTGCAATGATAATGGCGCTGGGTGAAAAGATGACGGTTGAGAATTCTGATGTATCGAAAGTCAGCACTTATGAAAGTCAAGAAATCCGATTCTTATGACCATAGATGAAGCCAAAAAGGTTGGGTTGCTGCTCTTCGATGTTCCAGGATTGTCTCCTTTTTTAAGACACGAGGGAGGGAATAACTACTCCGTTGAACTCATTTTTGAGGGTAAAAGCTACACGATACAAAAAGAGCGTTATTAACATTTACCTGTTAATTTTCTTTTTGTTCCTCCTATATATAGGAAAAAAAAATAAAAAATAAAGGTATTTGTCTTTGTATTTATTTCCCTACGGGTGCATAGCTCCCCCCGTAGGTAAATAGATACTTGCATCTTTGACAAACGCTGGGGCATTTGTTTCGTATTTATTTTTTTGTATATTTAGAGGACAACAACAAAACTCTTGATTATGAAAGAAATGAATTTAGCTATTGGCGATTACTTGCTATCGAAAAGATTTGGGTGGCAGTATAAGATCATCAGCATCAGAAACGGTGTTGCTGTTTTGCAAGATATCGTGCGCGAGAATGTACGAATGAGATTTACCGTTCGCGCCTTGCGTAATAGGATTGAAATAGATAGCTTTGCTCACTCACCGCATCCGTTTTAGTATTGGTTTTGGTTTATTAATTTCTATTTGGTTCTTAGCGGTGCAAACCTCCTCATTGATTTGAGGGGGTTTTTTTATTCCCATTTAGCGATACTTATATTTGGTGATGTAATTACAAAGTACACACTACTTTATGGCCGAGAATCAGAATCTATTTGGGCGTATCATTGGAGCATTCCGCTCTTCGCCTAATAACCCTTCAACATCATTAGCGAATCCCGCTTCTTGGATGTTTGACGGCGCGGCCTCAAAAACGGGTATTGCAATCACTGAGGATAGTGCTATGCGCCTTTCTGCGGTATTTGGTGCCGTTCGTGTTATCTCCGAGACTATAGCATCATTGCCGTGGGCAGTGAAGCAAGATGTAGGCGATAGCACCCGCAACGCATCAGCACACCCAATCAATAAGCTCATACACCACCCGAACGGGATGATGACGGACTTTAACTTTAGAGAGGTTTGTCAGGCGCACCTTTGTTTGCACGGGAATGCATTTATTGCGATTCGTAGAAACGAAGCGGGCCAGCCCGTTAAATTGATACCTGTACACCCCGACCGCGTTGAGGTTAAGGTCTACAAGGATGAGAAGTTCTACAACATCGACCAAGGTAAAGAGACCTTTGATGATACTGAGATGATACACATTTTAGGGTTATCGTTTGACGGTATCATTGGTAAGAGTGTAATAGAGGCAGCAAGAGAAAGCATAGGCCTTGGTTTGGCTGCTGACCAGTTCGGTGGCTCATTCTTTGGTAATGGCGCAAACGTAAGTGCGGTGCTCACGCATCCTGGCCGCCTATCAGATGAAGCCTATAAGCGTTTAATGGCTTCTTGGCAACGCCGTTATTCCGGTTTGGACAATTCACATAAAACCGCCATATTGGAAGAAGGAATGAATCTCACCAAGGTCAGCATCTCACCACAAGAATCGCAGTTCTTAGAAACGCGTAAGTTTGGAGTAGAAGACATTGCAAGGTTTTTCCGTATCCCATTGGCTTATCTTGGATCATTAGAGAACTCAAGCACAAGAGCCAACATCGAGGAACAAGGCATTCAGTTCCAAAGAAACACGATACTCCCTTGGGTTAAGCGTTGGGAAGCGGAATTCAACCGCAAGCTATTCCCTGGCCAAGAGGACTATTTTATCCGTATCAATATGGATGGGCTTCTTCGCGGTGATATCTCAAGCAGATACTCAAGCTATGCAACGGCAAGACAATGGGGATGGTTGAGCGTTAATGATATACGCAAACACGAAAGCCTTGACCCAATTGATGGAT